TTGCCGCGGCTGCCGACGACTGCTTGGGGTGGCCAAGTACGACAACGTGATCTATTGCGACAGATCTTGTGCCGAGGACTACCCGGCACAGACCACAGAGGCCCGCGACGCGATCGTGGAAGCGGTGTACCTGAAGCGCAACCCGACGTTCGCGACCCTGGGCAAGATGTTCGGCTTCTCCCGGCAGATGGCCCAGCAGATCGTGGCCAGGAGGGACATCCGCAAGACCCCCTGAATCGGTTCCGAATCGATAATTACAAAGCGATACCTAAGAACGCCTAATCTCGATTCCGTGGAAGCAATACGGGATCGAGGTTGGGCGTGTCTGTTGTTACGGAGGAAATCGAAGACGAGGAGTTCGTAGGAGACGAGACCGAGGCTGAACGCCAAGCGCGCCTCGAAACCGAAGTCGTCCTCGACCAAACCTCCCAGGAGTTCGTCGACCAGCTCGTGGCCAAGATGCTGGTCGTGGTTGATGAAGTCTCCGGCCACCCTCTCTACGGCTACCAGCGACCCTTCGCGGCCCGCCTCATCGAGTCCCTGATCATCAACGACGGCGCCACGCTGACCGCCCTCTTCTCCCGCCAGTCCGGAAAGAGCGAGACCGTCGCCAACTGCGTCGCGGCCTGCATGATCATGTTCCCCCGGCTGGCGAAGATCTTTCCCGAACTCATGGGCAAATACAAAGAGGGCCTGTGGGTCGGCGCATTTGCTCCGGTGGAGGAGCAGGCCGATAACCTCTACGGCCGAATCGTGGCCCGCCTCACCTCCGACCGCGCCCTGGAAATCATGGCCGACCCGGAAATCGACGAGACCGTGGCTGGCAAGGGCCGATCCATTTCCCTCAAGCGCTCCGGCAGCCTCGTCCGAAAGCAGACCTGCCACCCCCGCGCCACCATCGAAGGTCGCACCTACCACCTCATTCTGATCGACGAGTGCCAGGGCGCCGACGAGAAAATGGTGAACAAGAGCATCGGCCCGATGGGTGCCTCCACCAACGCCACGATGGTATTCACCGGCACGCCCACCTATGAGAAGGGCGTGTTCTTCAAGCAGATCCAGATCAACAAGCGGACGGCCACCCGGCGGGGTGCTCGTCAGAACCATTTCGACGCTGACTGGAAGGAAGTCAGCCGGTGGAATGAGAACTACGCGCGCTTCGTAAAGAAGGAACTCCTCCGCATCGGCGAGGACTCCGACGAATTCAAGCTGAGCTACCGCCTGATGTGGCTGCTCGACAAGGGTATGTTCACGACCTCGGAGCGACTGGACGACCTCGGCGACACATCCATGCAGATCGTTCCGGCGTACCACAAGTCGCCGGTCGTGATTGGGATCGATCCGGCCCGGAAACAGGACTCCACTATCGTCACGGCCGTCTGGGTCCGCTGGGAGGCGCCCGACGAATACGGGTACTTCGAGCACCGAGTCCTGAACTGGATGGACCTCCAGGGAATGGACTGGGAGGCTCAGTATTTCCGCATCGTCGAATTCTGCCGGAACTACAACGTACTGGCCGTCGCGGTCGACGAAGGCGGCGTAGGCGACGTGGTCATATCCCGCCTCAAGGTCCTGATGCCCGACCTCGAAATCATTCCCCTCGGATCCCAGCGGCCGGACCAGTCCAAGCGATGGAAGCACCTCATGGAGCTGCTGGACCGCGGCCTGCTCTCTTGGCCCGCCCACGCTTACACACGGCGGCTCAAGACATACAAGCGGTTCCGTCAGCAGATGGAAGACCTGGAGAAGAAATTCGAGGGCCCGTATGTCCTGGCAGCCGCACCGAAAGCGGCCGACGCCCACGACGACTACGCCGATTCCCTAGCCCTCGCTTGTGTGCTCACCAAGGACTTCACCATGCCCGAAGTCGAGCAGTCCAATTCTCCCTTCCACTAAGACAGGATCGACATGGCTAACGACTGGTACGGCGACGAATGGGGCTCGTCCGGATGGACTGCGCAGAAGCCCTCCGACGTCGCCGGAGCAGCCAACCCTCCAGCCCCCACGCTGCCGCCCGAGGCGAAGACCGTCACAGTCAACATCTCCTTCATCAACGACGAGGGAAAGCCGTCGGCCGGACGCCTCGTCTTCGACCCAACCGTTGACCGGCTGACAGATCCCACCTCCGGCCTGGTCATCCGGCTGCGTGAGCGTGCCGTGAAGCTGGAGAACGGAAGAGCCTCCATCGCCCTCATCGCCACCGACAACGCCGCACTGTCCCCACACGGCTTCACCTACGAGGTCAGGGGAGTGGTCGACGGCCAGACCCAAAAGCCGTACGCCATCGTGCTGCCGTCCGACACGCCTACGGTGAACCTGGCCAGCCTCGTTCCGGTGGATGCCTCCACGGGGACCGTCTTCATCCCGTCCGTGCGGTCCGTGAACGGTGACCAAGGCCCGAACGTCAACCTGGACGCGGCCAAGGTGGGAGCCGACGTGTCCGGTGCGGCAGCCGCCGCTCAGAACGCCGCGGTAGCCGATGCCGCCTCGAAGTACACGCCGCTGACGGACGCCCGTCTGAGCAATGCAAGAACGCCGACCGCGCACGCGACCACGCACGCCTCTGGTGGATCCGACCCTCTGACGCCTGCCCAGATCGGCGCGTTGACCCAGGCCATAGCGGACGGCCGCTACCCGCTGAAGAACCTCTTGCACCTCAACGTCAAAGACGCGCAGTTCGGGGCCGTCGGCGACAACGTGACCAACGACCGGCCCGCCATTCAGTCGGCCATCGATACCTGCTCCTCATTCGGCGGTGGCACCGTCCTCGTTCCCCCCGGCATCTACGCCATCACACCGTCGAACGGTATCGGTCTGAAAATTCCCTCCAACGTCAATGTGATCGGAGCAGGCCGTAGGGCCACCCAGCTCCGTAAGAACGGCGTCGGCATCCTCATCGACATTTCCGGCCCCGGAACTGACCCCGGCGGTTCCACGCACACCCGCTACAGCAGTCTCCAGTCGATGACGCTGAACGGAAACAACCAGGCAGGAAACTGGCTCCGCTGCTACTACGCCGACAACCTCGTCTTCCGCGACATGTACTTCACGTCGAATAACGACGTGGGTATTGATGGCGTCGAGTTCTGGGACACACGTTTCGACGATTGTGTTTTCGAGAGCACCTTCGGGGCGGCTGATTCCATCACTCCGACAATCTGGCTCCGCAACAGCTCGGCAGCCTCCGGATTTGGTTTCTCCGGAGACAACGTCAACCAGATCTTCTTCCGCGGGTGCCGCTGGGAGAACTTCTCCAATGGAGCACTACGTATCGAGCAGGGCACCAACAACTCGAATAGCCCCAACGGTATCTACCTCACGGACAACAAGATGGAAACCTCCGCCATGCGCGGTGGTCCACATCTGTACGTCTCTGCCGCATCCCGCCACGTATACGTCGACCACTTGTACTGCTTCGCAGGAAATTTCTTCGCTGGGTATTCGACGCCACAGAACATCATCGTGTGGAGCACCCAGGCTGGCGCTTTGGAGAACGTCCTCATAGCCAATGGCGGTGTGGCGACCATCAACTCGGCGCTGGACCTCTTCTCCGGCGCCGGTAGTACGACCGTCCTGCGGAATGTCGTCGGGCAGTATCAGACCTCCCCGACTGGCGTGCATATGTTCTTCGAGGCGTCCTCTACCGCTGACTGGCACGTCACCAACTGCTACAGCAACCTCGGCTCCATTTTCGGTGGCACGGTCCCGACCAAGTACGCGGGCGCGTCACCTCTCGCCCAGATAGCCGGACCGGTATCCGACGCCTCGTTCACCCGAGGTCAGCCCATCGGAACTATGGCGCTCGATACCACCAACCTGCGGTTGTACGTCAAGACCGCCTCCGGTACGTGGAAGTCCACCGCACTCACCTAATCGCGAATCGCTATTAACAATCGGTTCCATAACCCTCATACGCTTGAAGCGTTCCCTCGTAATCGGAAGAGGATTCAGAATGGCAGGAAATCTCGCCCCCAACCCGACGTTCGACGAGCGGGTCGGCACGGTCTATGAGCGCAAGGCAGCCGTCAATGCGGTTCGGCGTGGTCCTCTCCGTTTCGAGGAGGGTGTCGCGACGGACACCGACGTGCCCAACGAATTCACGAAGGGTGCGATGCAGGGCTACCTGACGGCTCCGGGTCGCCCCAACCACAACGCGAACGTCTATGAGAAGCCGCCGCAGGAGACGATGGCCGAACGTGTTCACGTCGGCTCCGCTTCCTGGGTCGAGGCGCCGACCTATCTCGGCGAGTTCTCGCAGGGCTCCTTCACGGACTACGCGGAGGTCCGCTACGAGGAGGTCGTACGCAACGGCCGCCGGTACGAGCGCCTGAACCCGGCCCAGGTGGACGACTGAGCCATGGTCGCGTTCCACGATCGCCGTCCCCGCCCCAAGGCATCCGTAGATGAGGTGCTTCCCAAACTCCCGCTCTCCAAGGGCGACACGGTTGGGAAGCACCTGATCGACGAGCGCTACCTGGTGCGTGGCATCCCCGTCATGGCCGAGGACGGCACGAAGAGCCGCCAGTACGTCCTGCACGAGGTCCTGCCAAACGGCGCCGTCGTGCAGCGCGGCGAGGAGCCATTCGAGAGCCGTCGGGCGGCGAAGAAGACCGCACGTTCCCTCGCGCCCACGCGCATCGTCGAGATCTAGTCGGAGTCACTACCCATGAGCGGTGCAATCTCATTCGCTAGCCCCAGCATGCGGGCTTCGGGATCGGACCTTACGGTCTCGATCTCGCCTCTCGGCCTGGTCGAATTGGCCGACGAGGAGTTTGAGGTGCACGGCCCTCGCCTCAACCGCTACTCCCAGAACTTTGCTTTCTACCTTGGACACCATTGGGGATACAGGAGAGAAGCGGGCGAAGCACAAATCACGTTCAATTACGTGAAGGCGTTCGCCGACTACATCAACAACTTCACGTTCGGCCGTGGCGTTCACTTCAAGAGCGTCAAGCAGTACGAGCACATCATTCCCAGCCTGCTGAAGCGGGCGTGGGAAGTCGACAACCGGAAGGAGCAGTTGCTCTGGGAGATGGGCCAGCAAGGCGGCGTCTCCGGAGACTGCTTCGTGAAGGTGGCCTACGCACCGTCATACGTAGATGAACTGGGACTGACACAGCCGGGCCGCGTCCGCATCCTTCCTCTCAACTCCGCATTCTGCTTTCCCGAGTGGCACCCCCACGACCGGGAAAGACTCATCCGGTTCAAGCTGAAGTACCGCTTCTGGTCGACCGGTGAGGATGGCACGCGTTCCGTATACACCTACGTCGAGGTGCTGACGGAATCCACCATCGAGGAGTACCTGAACGACGAGCTGATCGACTCGCGGCCGAACCCGCTGGGCGAGATACCGATCGTTCACATCGCCAACAGCGCGGTCTCCGGTTCTCCGTGGGGCCTGTCGGACATCGCTGACATCACCAACCTGAATCGTGAGTACAACGAGAAGGCGACTGACATCAGCGACATCATTAATTACCACGCCGCCCCGGTGACCATCATTACCGGTGCGAAAGCGAGCAACCTTGAGAAGGGCCCCCGAAAGGTGTGGGGTGGTCTTCCCAAGGACGCCCAGGTATTCAATTTGGAGAACGGTGTTGATCTCGCCGGTCCTCTCCAGTATCTGGATATGATCAAGCGTTCCATGCACGAGATCACCGGGGTCCCCGAAACCGCCCTGGGTCAGATGCAGCCCGCGTCGAATACGTCGGGTGTGGCGCTCGCAATCATGTACCGCCCGATGATGTCCCGGTACGACCAGAAGAAGATGCAGTACTCGGTCGGCCTTCAGAAGATCAACCACCTGATCCTCAAGACCCTCTATACGTTCGAGCCGGAGACACGTCTCTACGACCCGGCCACCGAGGGCATCATGAAGGAGGATCAGCCTCCGATGGTCGACGTTCTCGACCCGATGGCTTACTTCACCGAGTGCGAATGGCCCGCCCCGCTGCCGGTCGACACCCTCATTAAGTTGAACGAAATCCAGGCGAAGATGTCGATGGGCTTGGAGTCCATGCGCGGCGCCCTCCACGACCTGGGAGAAGAGTTCCCGGACGAGAAGGTCAGGGAGATATTCGAGGAGCAGGTCGAGGACGCCAAACAGCAGGGCGCTCTGCGAATGCTAAAGGCTCAGATCGATTCGGCTATTCTCCAGTTGACGGGAATGCCGCCTGAAGGGGCGGAGGCGCCCCAGCCTCAGACTGATGCTGATGGGAATCCCGTCGGTCCTCAGCCTGGTGGTCCGAATCCGGTGACGCTGCCCGGCGGTCTCGACCTCGGGGCAATAACGGCGCCTGAGATTCAGAAGATGACTAACGAAATCGTGACACAGGCGTACGGCCCAAGGGCCGGATTGCGCCGAGACCCGGACACCGACACCGACTAGGAGCTAGTCCCTCATGACGCTTCATACTTCGCCTTCGGGCATCTCGCTTCCTGCAATGACCGTGCTGGGCTACCGCAAGAACGGCAGCCCGATCTACAACATCGCAGGCGGCGCCCCGCAGCCCGGAGAGCCGACTGGTGCGCCGACTGGCGAGCCCGTCATCACGATCCCCGTCGCCACCGTCGAGCCGCCCACTGCGGCCCCGGCTGAGCCCCGCTTCACGGCGGAGGACATCCAGAAGGCCAGGAGCGAGGAGAAGGACAAGCTCTACAAGCGCCTCCAGGCCCAGGACGAGCAGATCGCCAAGTTCACGGCGGAGCTGGAGGCCCAGCGCAAGGCCCGCGAGGACGCCCAGGCCGAAGAGGACCGCAAGCGCCAGGAGGCCGAGGCCGCGGCGAGGGCGAAGTCAGAAGAGGACATGTCCGCCAAGGAACTGCTGGCCCAGCGCGAGCAGGAGTGGAACAACCGCTTCGCTGAGATCGAGCGGCAGCGCGCGGAGGAACAGGCCCTGTTCGCCAAGGAGCAGGAATTCGCGAACCTCCAGCAGTACATTCAGCGGCGCGTTGGAGAGGAATCCAACGACATCGCTCCCGAACTTCTCGACTACGTTTCCGGTAATACGCCGGACGAGGTCGAGGCTTCCATCGCTACAGCCAAGGCAAAGACCCAGGCTATTCTGGAATCGGTCCAGCAGGCCGCCATTCAGCAGCGTGCCGCAATGCGAGGTGTGAGCCCCACGGGCTATTCCACCACTGGACCGATGGACACCGATCCGGGACACAAGTCGTACTCCGTCGATGACCTCCGCAACATGTCGATGGCCGAGTACGCCAAGATTCGGGGCCAGTTGGGCGTAGGCAATGCGTCCCAGAACAACCGAGGCCTGTACTCCTAATTCGGAGTACCCGTAACTAAGGAATTCAAAGAATGCCAAGCGCGATCACTGGTACCCCGAACCTGTCGGCCTCTCCGACGGCCTACTCGGGCGCCAACTCCACTCTCGGCGCGGCCATCCAGACCATCTGGTCGAAGGAAATTCTCTTCCAGTCGATGCCGATCCTCCGGTTCGAGCAGTTCGCCGTGAAGAAGACTGAGCTGGGCGTCCAGCCGGGCCTCACGATCAACTTCATGCGGTACAACAACCTGGGCGCTGCCTCGCAGCTCGTCGAGGGTGTCCGCATGCAGACCAACGCCCTGTCGGCGAGCCAGTTCTCGATCACCGTCGCGGAGCACGGCTACGCGGTCGCGGTCAGCGAACTCCTCTTGAACGCCTCGTTTGACGACGTCATGGCCAGCGCTTCGCGTCTCCTGGGCCGCAACATGGCCCTGTACCTGGACCAGTCCGCCCGCGACACCCTGCTCACGGCGTCCTCGAAGATCTGGGGCTACAACAAGTACTCCACGGCGTCCGCGATGACCGGCATGGGTGTTTACGCCCCCGGTACTGCGGCCACCTCCACGGACGGCCTGGATGGCACCTTCCACTTCACGAGCGCGCTCGTGAAGGACGCGGTGGAGACCCTGGCCACGAAGAATGTCCCGCGCCTTGGCGAGACCTATGTGGCGTTCATCCACCCGCACCAGAGCCGCCGTCTGCGCGACGATCCCGAGTTCATAGAAATCACCAAATATGCCGCCCCGGGCAATTTCATGCTCGGCGAAATCGGCAGGCTCAACGACGTGGTCTTCATCGAGAGCACGCAGATCAAGCAGATCACCAACGCGGGCGGCAAGAACGTCTACCAGAGCATCTTCCTGGGCGACAATGCCTTCGGCCACGCGATCTCCCTTCCGGTGGAACTGCGCGACGGCGGCATCCTCGATTTCGGCAGAGAGCACGCGCTGGCGTGGTACGCGATCTGGGGCCTTGGCCTCATCACCGACCAGGCCGTTCTGATCGCGGAGACCAACTGATTCTTCGGCCCTTCCGAAGGCTGAGTTGGTAATCGCGGTCACGCGATCCTGATGGTTAGGGAGCGGTTATCTGGATTACCAGGACCGCTCCCTTTCCTCGTTAGAGTAGAACCGCTTAAAAGACACGAGTCCCGAACCCGGAGAACGAAATGCCTGTTGCACGCAACGCCGCCCGTCCTGGCGACCTCACCGGCCGCCGTAAGGCTCAGCTCGCCGCTGAGCACGCCGAGGAGCTGAAGGCGCGCGAGAACGAGATCTCCCTCATCAACGCCGCCGCGGCCGAGGAGAAGGAGAACACGGTCGTCGAGGTCAAGCCGCGCGACATGTCCGCTCCCGCGGAGCCTGCCCCTGTCGAGGTCGCCGAGGCCATCGAGGTCGAGGTCCCGATGGTCACCTTCCGCGTGAACACCCCGCTGGAGCAGATGACCTACGGCCACGGCAACCACTACGACTTCGAGGAGGGCGTCAAGTACAAGGCTCCGAAGCCGCTGTACGACCACCTCGACTCGCTCGGTTACATTTGGCATTAGGTCAGCCTGGGTTATTACATGTACTAACCCAACCGCTAATCTAAGGGAATGCTGAAAATAGAACCCGAAGCCAGAACCTGCCCGATATGCACCGTCGTTTTCCTAGTTGGTGGAACGGGTCGCCCGAAGCGTAGCCAGCGGTACTGCTCGACTGAGTGTGGTGCCGCTGCGCAGAAGCCAAGAGGTGGCTCTATCGCCAAGGAGTTGTCTCCCATCTTTGCGGCTTACCTGGCAGGTGTGGTCGACAGCGATGGTCACGTTGCCCTGTACGGCCGAAAGAACCGAGATGGCGTCGGTGTATACCGACCTCACTTGAGCGTGGTGAACACGTACAAGCCCCTCCTGGAGCGGATCCAGGAGGAGACCGGAGTGGGTGGAGTATGTGTGCAGCACAAGGAAACCGACCGACGAAAGACGTCGTACGTTTGGAATTCGGTCAGTGAGGCAGCAACCACGACGCTCTCTCAACTCCTGCCATACCTTCTCGTCAAGAAGGACCGGGCAGAGCTGGCTATCGACTTCTACCAGCGCCGGATGGATCCCATAAAGAAAGCGGATCTCTCCTGGCAGAATGAATACCGAGAGAGGATGCTCGCCATGAACCGGCGAGGTCCTGTATCTGATTCGAGGATCATTTAATGGCTGCTCGCACCTCTTCCGCCCCCAAGCCGGGTGACGCGTACGTGCTCAAGAACGCGGAGGGCCACGGAGCCGGACTGGGACACATCCCGACCGGCTCTGCGGTGACCGTGGTCGACGTCCACCAGGCTGGTACTCCCGGTGTCGGGCATGCAGGCACGGACGTCGTTCTGCTCTCGCACGAGCACGACACCCACGTCATCACCGACGAGGGCAACCACGCGCCGGGCAAGGCGGTACGGCACTTCTCCGTCGCGCTCGCTGACTTCGTCCGCATGTTCAAGAAGGCTGGTTCCTGATGGCTGGCGCCACTTCCGTCTGGGCCGGTAAGGCCCTCGATTTCCTGACCGGGCGCGCTGTGGCGTACACCGCTCCCCGGAACACTTACCTCGCGCTGCTGATCGCCGACCCCGGCGACCCTGCCGACCTGACCACCCTCGCGGAGGTCACGACGCCGGGCTACGCGCGACAGCAGGTCGTGTGGACCGCGCCGACTGGCGACCCCATGACCACACAGAACAACGGCCTCCTGTTCTACGGGCCGTTCACTGCCGACATGACCGACGCGGCCCAGTTCGCTGCGCTGGTGACGTCGGCCTCCGGCACGTCCGGTGACGTGCTGTTCGTATGGCCGATTGCCAGCGCGCTGCTGGCGGTAACCAACGAATCGCTTCAGATCGCCGCGGGCGCTCTGACGCTCAACGCCTGATAGGAGGGTCGCGGAGTGGCAACCATCGACGATCTGCGGACGCGTGTGCGCAGCGAGCTGGGTGACCGGCTGCTGCCTTTCCGCGACACCCTCCGGGGGACGGGGAGCGTCAGCCAGTACGAGCTGAGCGCCAACAATGTCTTGCCGACTGGCTTCTCGGTGGAGAAGATCTCCGGCTCCACGACGACCACCCTCGCCTCCCCGGCCGACTACACCCTGGACGCCGTGAACGGGATCCTGGACCTGACCACTGCGCTGGCCCAGGACGACCTTCTGCTGGTCTCCGGCAGCTCGTACGGACTCTTCTCCGACGACGAGCTGGACGCATACCTCAACGACGCGCTCGCGCAGCACAACCGGGGCCGCTCGACGAACACCCGGTACCAGGACTCCGACGGCTTCATCAGATACAGCCAGGAGCCCATCAGCGTCGACAACCTCCCTCCGGAGGAGGACCTTCTGGTCGTCCTGCTGGCCACCATCGAGGCCATGTGGGCGCTGTCGACGGACGCGGCCACGGACATCAACGTGCAGACGAGCGACGGCACCACGGTCGACCGCGGGCAGCGCTTCGCTCAGATCCAGACGCAGCTCGGGATGCTGACCGATCGCTATCAGATGCTGTGCGAGAAGTTGGGCGTCGGCCTGTTCAGTATCGAGGTCACCAACCTCCGTCGTGTCTCGCGTACGACCAACCGGCTGGTGCCGCTGTTCCGCGAGAAGGAGTACGACGACTACTCGCTGCCCGCGCGGATCATCCCCCCGCCGCAGCCAGGTCATCAGTACGACGACGAGTCCGGCATACCGTCGCAGACGTGGGGCGGGTGGTTCTAGGTGTCGCGACTCGACTGGAAGACGCACGGCCGCTTCAACGTGCAGTACGAGACCACGGACATCATGTCCACGCTGCGCGGCCGTCAGGAGGAGATCGGCGAGCGGGTGGACTACTACCGGTTCTCTCACGCCGACCCTGCTGGGGACGACCTGTACGACGAGGGGACGGGGCAGGGGAAGGTCTTCTCCGGCCCGTTCCGCATTCCCGCGCTGCACGTCATCCACAACGAGGGACCTGCCCAGGACACGACCCAGGGCCTCTACTTCGTGGACAACCTGCACATCACCGCATCGTTCGACGCGCTGCGGAAGATGGGCTTCACGGACCAGGACATCGACCACGGCCGGTACCTCACGGACCGGATCGTCTACGACAACTCGGTATTCCGGGTCACCTCCATTTCCGTTCTCGGGCAGATCAAGAACCGAGACGTCATCGTCGGCCTGGAATGCGTCCAGATGAAGCCTGACGAGCTGGTCAATGACGCGCAGTTCAAACACTGGTCCCAGTAGCGTTTACAAACTTTGCGTGCCTTCTTGAGATCCTGAATGCCGGAAGACATCCGCAATTCAAGGACTCGCGAGGCACGCTTTGCCATGGCTCATCAATGAGGACCGCGCCGTCAAGGCGAAACTCACGGGCCTCACTGTTACGGACGTTAACGCACCCGCCGAGGGACGCTCGGTGCCGGTGCGCTATCGCGTTCCTGAATCCGAGCTGGCGACGCAGACGTTCCCGCTGATCGTGATCGAGCACGCGGGCGTCGAGAAGGCCGACGACCGAGAGCACCGTGGAATCACATCGCTGCCCTACGCACCAGAGGGATCCACAACGTGGTGGCAGCCCACGGACACGGGGTGGGACGTCACCAAGTCTCCGTACCTGGTGGAATTCCCGATCCCGTACGAACTCCGCTACCGCATTCTGGTCTTCACCCGCGAGTCCTGGCACGACGTGTCGCTTGCGTCTTCCCTGGCGCAGTTCGACCGCATACCCGCCCGATTCGGTTATCTGACGATCCCCGAGGACGGCACGGTTCGGCGACTGGATCTCCTCGGAGGTCCGGAACTCGTCGACACCCGCGACGGGGACGGAAAGCGTCTCTTCCGTCGCGAATACCTGATCTCTGTATCCAGCGAAATGCTGCCGTCCGCTGCCCAGACATACGTGAAGGCGCAGACCGTGGCGCTGGACTTCGAGTACTTCTCGGACCACGTAACCGCACCCTGATTCGGACTACTAATTCGGATCCCCAGGAGGCATCCCCCTTATCCAGGAGAAATTGATGACTGTCTACAAGCGCCCAGGCGTTTACATCAATGAGACGCTGACGCCGATC